CGGCGATAGGGTTGGCGTGGCCGGTCGCGGCGGCGAGCGGGACGAACCAGGCATTTGTGGGGAGGTCGTAGGTCATGGTGTTGGTCTCGGGGGAGTAGTGGGTTTCGTGGGCGAGGAGGAAGACGGTGGGGGTGCTGAAGACAAGGCCGTGGCGGAGGTGCCAGGCGAGGAGATCCTCGAAGGGCTCGGTGGAGTTCTTGCGCTGCCAGAGGATGGCTTTGTCGAAGGGGGTCATTAGAATTTAATGCAGTAGAGGAGAGCGATGTTGGCGGGGCGGGTCTCGGTGGTGTAGGCGGGGTTTTGGCTGGAGCTAGTGAAGGTGTGCAAGTGGTCAATATCTGTGGCATATATTGATGTCCCATTGTCGCCCATGTAATTTGAAGAAAACACAGGGTTTGATCCTCCTCCGCCTTGGCCAAGTCCGGTCCCCTTAATGGTGTGAGAGTGACTTTTATTTCTATCCATACCATCACTTGTTCCCGAATGCGTATGCGGTCCAACGGCATCCCTCTGCCTTTGCCCAAAAGTCCCCGATGCCGTGCCGTCTGCACTATTTGTTCCGCTGCCGCGCACGAAGTAGCCGCGCAAGTCGGGCAGGAGAAATGTGGTTCTGCCATCGCCAGCACCGTAAGTTGTCCCAATGGCCGCAAAAAGATCGGCGTAAGTTGTGCGAGACGGTGTCGATCCATTAGCAGCGAGCCAACCACTTGGCGCGGAGTTCATGGCAAACGGCATGATGGCGCCAGCTGGAAGAAGTGCCTGCTGGGTTGAGGTGGCCAATTTAGGCGTAGTTACAGCGGCGTCGGCGATCTTTACCGTCGTTACCTCACTATTCGCTAGCGCGACGGTTGGCGTGCCGAGCAGGTTGAGGTTTGCCGCGGTGACGATTTCGTTTGAGGTAAAAGTTTTGCTTGGGGTGACGGTGGCCATGGTTAATTTAAGGTTCGGGTTTCTTGCGGAGACATGCCGGAGCGGGCGGCTTCGGCGGTGATGGTGCGGAGGATGGGGCGGCCGGACTGCGTGCGGAACCGGAGATCGAGGGCGGTGGCTTTGCAGCGGAGGGGAGCTTTGATGGTGTAGTCCTCGGCGGAGCCGCTCGCGTTCGTGAGGGAGGCGATCTGGAAATCTTTGTCGTAGTCGGTCGTCACGGCATCGAGCGTGCAGGCCGCACCGTCATCGAGCACGACGCTGGCTTTAGCCCGCAGGAGGCGCTTGGCATTGAGGCCGTCGAATCCATAGCGGCGGGTGAGCAGGAGGCCCGCCACATTGCTGGTTCCGAGGCCGGACGCTGTGTCATCCGCTCCGGTATCTTGCTCATCAAGGAGGAAGAGTTTGCCCGCGGCGGTAGCGGCGAAGAGGCGGCGCTCGGTGCCGTAGTCCGAGACGAGGAAGCGGTCTATGGGGAATCCGTAGGTGTCGCGGCTCTCCCATTGTTGGTTGAGCATGTTGAAAGCGAAAAGGTTGTTCGGTTGTGTGCTGGTGCCGAGCGGGAGGGCGAGGTAGTAGCGGTTGCCGTGGTAGATGCCATTGCTCAGGTGCGCCGCAGCGGCATTGATGCCGCCAACGAGGTCGGCGATGGGGTCCGAGAGAGTCTGCGTGGATCCGCGCAGCTTGAGATCAAATTGATTGTCGAGGCGGTAAACGCCATTGTCCGAGAGGAAAAACACATACACGCCTGCGGTGGCGATGCTCCGGCGGGCAGAGCAACCGACCTCGTTGGTGAGGAGTTGCAGGCTCGACCGTCCACCGTCCAGCGTGACTCCATCCGCCCCGAAGACAGGCGTGGCAAGCCAGATGGATTTACGGCAGAACACGAGCACTTGCCCTTCGGCGTAGGGGTGCAGAGCCACAATGTAGTCATTGCTGCCCGCATTAGCGCGGAAGGATTTGGAAACGGGATCGTAGGTCTCGGCGTCGAAAACATCCGAGATGAGCAACTCGTCGCGGTTGCGAGCGATGATGAGAGTGTTGTTGAGATAGGTCGCCGTGCTCGTCGATGGTAAGCGTGAGTAGGTGACGCCGAGCGGATACGAGCCCTGAGCGACTCGGGTGAAGGGGTTTGCCAGCACGCCATCCCACACCAAGGCAGCCTGCACCCGCTGGGCGATGATTTGCCCTGTGGCTGTGGCGGCTGTGGCAGTGGGCACGGTGAAGGAAAATTGCGTGGTGGTTCTTGCAGTAACCTCGAAATCCGCAAGATAGCCTGCCTCCCCTGCCCCGCTGATGCGCACTACCTCTCCGATCTGGTAGGGGTGTGTGCCAATGGTAGTGGCCGTGGCCGTGCCGCCGGTCTGCGCAAGCGACTGGATGCGGATGAGCGACTCGTCCCGAGTGCGCAGGAGGTAGAGTTTGTCGAATGCCTGGATGATCTCGATGTCGTCGCCTCCTGCGATGGTATCGGTGGTTGGGTAGGAAATGGTTTGCAGCGCTGCACCGTCACGCCACAAGTAGCAGGCGTTCGGCCCGGCAAGGACTATGTATTCGTTGCTGTTGTCCAGGCGCGGGGAGCTGTAGATGCCAGCGCCTATGATGCCGCCGACGTAGGTATTTTGAATAATCGGCCCACGATTGGCGAGCAGCGTGCCGCTGGCCGAGATGCCGGGGTCGGCGGTCATGGTGTAGGTAAAGGCATTTGCTGCATTTGCTCCGCTTACCGTGATGTAGAAATTCCCGTTGTATTGCGATTGAGCGGCTCCGCGAATGTTCACATAGTCGCCCGTGGCATAGCCGTGCGCAGTAAGAGTGGCTGTGGCCGTCAGGTTTCCGGTGCCACCGCGAGTTATGGAGGAAATGGTTTTATCCGGCGCAAGTTGGAATGGCACCGTTACCGGGTCGCCGATGTTGCCGATGGATTCTGCCAAGCGCTTCGCCCCTTTGCGCGTCTGTGCCACGCCTCGGTCGAGGCGCATATTTTCGGAGTATTGCACCATTCCCGGCTGGAGCTGAAGCGGATTGAGACGCGACGCCATGCCGGTGAATCCGGCATCTCCTTCGGTGATGGTCTGATCGTCTGGCATCTACCTTTAATTATGGGAGAGCTTGTCAAGCAGGGCTCGGATGGCAGGAGCTTTGATGCGAGGCTCGTTGGCCCAGCGGCAGCGGTCCGCGATGTGGGCGGGGCTGTAGGCTGCGTAGCGCTTGCAAGCTGCTCGCACGCGGTCGAGGAGGTGGGCGGGAATGCCAGGGATTGCGGTGACGGCCGGTTGCTTCTTGGTTTTGACGGAATTCTTGGTAGGTTTTTCTTTCACTTTTGGCTCGGGCTGTTTGTCGAGTTGGCGGTAGCCGGTCTGGTAGAGGAGTTGGCGGCTGCCAGGTTGCCAGTGCGGGAAGTTCTGCTTCTCGACGAGGCCGTCGCGGATCGAGGCGGCGAGGATTTTTGGGACTTCGTTTGGTTCGCAATCAAGGTCGGCGGCAATTTCGTCGGTGGTGCTCCAACCGGGCGGGAGGGAGTTGGACTTTTTGGCGAGGGATTTCCAGGTGCTCATAGGTAGATGGGGGAGGTCATGGTCCTGCCGCGCTTCTTATCGAGGAGAAAATAGGTCTGCGTCGGCGGCTCGTAGCTGGCCTTGATCGAGAGAGCGTAAGCGTTATAACCGATGAGGCTGCCATTGCAGAGCCAGTGGCGGTTCTGCTGGTATTGGTGCCAGTGGCCAAAGAGATCAAGGTCAGCGCGGTTGGGCGACTTGTTCCATGAGGCGATGGATTTTTCTACGGGAATGGACAATCCGCCGATGCCGCCTTGAAACTTCAGCGAGTCACCATGGTGAAATCGCAGGCGGCGGTCATAGACCGTCAAGAAGTTGAAGTAGGAATCCGCAATCTGCCACTCGATCTGCTGGTCACCGTGGAAACGGCCTTCGAGAATTTTGTAAAGGAGCCACTCGTAAGAGTGCGCTGCACCTGTGGCGTGGCGGGTTTTGATCGTCGTGCGTCCATGGTTGCCGTAGGAGGTGGGAATGAGGATGCGCTTGAAGTGCGGCTTGAGCGTGGCAAGGCCGTCTGCAAGGCGGTCTTGGAGCCACAGGATGACTTGCGTGGGCGTCTTGGAGTTCGATTCCGCAAGCTCTTCGTGGATCATTCCGGTCATCAAGTCTCCGCCTAGCCAGAGGATGAGGTCGTCGATCTTGGCTCCGTGGCGCTCGATCTCGGTGAGACGGGCGATGGTGTTGAAAAATTTCTCGATGCGGGTCTTGGCAATGGGAAGGCGATACTCGTTGAGGCCGTTGACCGATGCCGCTTCCACGGTTTCTTCCACATGCCAATCGCTGGCCATAGCGATGGCTACAGCCTCGGCCTTGTCGTTCATGTTGACCGAGAGCGGCTGCGGGCGGATGCGTGTCTTGCCGAGCGAAAGCGCGATGCCGAGTTGTTTCTCCAGGCTTTCGACGCTGGCTTGGTATTGAACCAGCTTGGCTTTGAGCGCATCGACTTCTGTCTTGTGGGCTTTGTCCGCTTGCTCGCGGGCTATGGAACTCCAGGATGTTTTCATGATGCTTCTTCCTCCTCTTCTTCTTCGTCGTCTTCCATCGGGAACAATATGTCGCTGGTCCGCTCGGCGAGCTTTTCGACCGCGTATTCGTTGCCGAATTTCAAATCCATGTGGTAGGTCGTGCCGCCTTCCTCCCAGCTCACCACCAAGAGACCGACATCAAATTGCTCGACGAGCTCCTTGCGGATGCGCTCGAGCGCGGCTTTGCGGGTGGCGGGTTTTCGTTTGGCGCTCATGCGATTTTCGGGTGTATTCGGATAAAATTTCGAGCGAGGGATTTTGCGCGGGTCTTGCGCCACACTCCGTCTCCAGTGGCGCTGTCGCGGTCGCCTCGGCCGTTGGTGTTGCCTTCCACCGTGATGAGCTGAGAACCGGTGTCGAACTCAACTATGCCGACATGCGAGAAATCAAAGACGACAAGATCGCCAGGTTGGGCGCGGACATCTTCGGGCAGGATGGTGGTCGTCTTTGGACGGTCTTTGGACCAAGCGAGAAAGCCATAGGCCAGCGCAGTCTTAGGCCGCCACTCATCCAGCGGGCGGGAGGTATTTAGCCAGCCCAGCACACCAGGCTCGGCAAGCCATTTTGAAATGCACCAGTCAACAAAAGCCGCGCACCATGGCCATGCTGCCGGTTTGAGGTCAGTAGCCTTTTGGTAAGTGCGTATTGCCGCACCGTTGTTATTGCCTCCCTCTTCTCTCACGCCGATCTGCTCGGCAGCAATCTCGGCAAGACGGTGAATCATTTGCTGGAGGTGGGCTTGGGCAGCTCGGGGAGCGTGTAGCAGAATGTGCCGTAGTCCGTCTTGAGGCAGACTTGCGGGTTACCCATGCTGGCGCATCCGCCGAGGAGCAGGAGCGCACCGACAGCAAAGGCTGTGGCAATCAGGCCGGTCACGATCTGAGCCGGGTGGATCATTTTTCTTTTCGGAATACCTCGATAAGGGCAATCACCGCTGCCACAGCGGCGGCGATTGCGTTGACCTGGGCGGGATCTACTGCGATGCCACCTAGACCGGCAAGGATGGCTAGGCCACGGAATGTGGAGGGCTCTTTGAGACGGGAGAGGATGTTATTCATGGGGGTGCTTTTTGTTTCTGAGAATGGCGTAGAGGGAGGCGAGGCCGACGAGGCAGCCAATCACAAGGGAGGCCACACGCAGCCACGCTTCGAGCTCTGGCAGCATGGAGAGCGTGATGCCGCTCGCCGTAGCAAGCAGGCCGGTGAACGAGGCGGTGGCTTGGTGCGTGTCCATTAGCTGAGAGCGGCTGCCAGTTGGGCACCTGTCGTCGAGACGGTGCTTACCTGCGCCAGGCGATCTGTGTTGAGCAGATCCGTCTTGGCTTTGATTGCTGAGATGTTGGCCGAAGGGATGTCTCCGGTTGCTGCTGGCGATGCAGGGAGATTGTCGGTTTTTGTTTTGATGGCTGCGAGCTGCGTGCTGTTGCTGTCGATTTCAACACGGATTGAAGCAGCGCTTGGCACGCTTGGCGCGTTGGTGAGGGTATCGACAACGCCACCTGTGATGACCTTGGTCGCTGCTCCCCATACGGCAGTGGCCACGTTTGCTGCGGTCGGTGCGCTGGTCGGTGCGGTGTAGCTTGATGCGGCAAGGCGGCTTGAAATGGTGGCGTCCAAATTAACGAGGCGTCCTCCTGCGCGCTCAAGGTCGCTGCGGATCGCGGCCACAAGTGCGACTTGATCGACATTGCTGTTGCCGATGGCTCCGACGATCGCGTTGAGGACAGCCTGGCCGTCGCCTTCGTTGAGGATTGAGGACTCGACTGCGGTTGCAATGGCAGTGCGCTCGGCACTTGTGAGTGAGTAGCCGGTCTTGTCTGCTGCTGCCCACACTGCCGAGGCAATTGTTGCTGCCGTTGGGCCAATGTCAGCAGTCAGCGTGCGCGATGCTGCGGCCCATACTGCCGATGCGTTTTCTGCTGCTGTTGGTCCGCTCGATGTGGTGAGTGTGCGCGTTGCCGCTCCCCACACTGCTGTTGCCACGGCAGCGGGATCGAGGACGGCTGTGCCTCTGGTCTGCATAAGAGCGCCTGTGCCTGCTGTGGCGCTGTGAGTGGCCGGGACAACGAATGTCACCGATGTTCCAGACACCACCGAGGCGATGGTGTAGGTGCTGTTCCACTCAGCATTGCTTGAGCCTGTCACGATGATTTGGTCGCCGACTACCAATGGGTAGCTGTAGGCCAGCGTTGCTGTTGCGGTCGTGCCACTGACGATAGCGGTGAATGGCATGCTTGGCCCGTAGTTGACATTCAGCGAAACCGAGCCGCGAGCTGGGACGGTGAGGCGTCCTGTCTGCGTGCCTCCAATTCCATAAACCACCCCGGATCGCACATCGGTTGGGACCGCTTGGTTGAGTGCTGTGGAGTTGTCTGAGGTATACAGGTTCACATATGTCGAGCTACCATTTAGCGCGATGCGCCATATCCCGTTGGTTGGGGATACGCCCATGCGCCATTTGTAGAGATAGATGGCAGGAAATCCGCTTGATGAGTCGTAGAAATATCCCGAAACGATATTTGTTCCAGAAGAAGAGGCGAATGGAGTGCCGAATGCCGATGCGGTAAATGTGCAGTTGAGTGCGTTTACCGTTCCACCTGCGTTGGACAACGCTCCAATGCCTGTGATTGTTGAGTTGTTGATGTTCAAAGTTCCAGTAGGGTTGTTTATTACACTGGTTGAACTTACGGAAACCTGCGCGTTGATTGTGCAACTATTTAGTATTGATACTCCATTATTTTGCAATCCATTGGCAAGGTATGTTCCTCCAGAAATAGTGCAATTATTGGCTGTCAATGTGCCAGATACGCCAACAAGCACGCAGCCACTAAAATTGGTAGTTGAGGTGCTTATTGTGCAGTTTGTTAAAACAACCCCGCCGGATATTACATTCACAACCCACACGGTGCTTCCACCGCCAGCTCCATACAAATTCGCAGAACTAATTGTAAGCGTTCCAGACCCAGTGATCGTGATACAATGTATGTTATTAGCACTGGAGCTTGGAATAGAGGCACTGGTGAGTGTTGCACTTCCAGAAGCTGAGTAGGTAAGGCAAATCGCAGAGCCACATTGTATTGAGTTTGTTGCTGTGATGTTGTAAGCAACTGGCATGGAGAAACCCCCGCCATTTGCAGCAGCAGCGGTTCCGCCGTCTTTCCATGCTTGACTTGCAGACCCGTTATTACGCAGCGACAATACCGTGACGGCTTGGTCAATGGTCACGGTAAATCCTGCTGCCCACACATCATCAGCGGATGAGGGAGCAAAAACGGTTGTGCCGTTGCTCCATGGAGATGTTGCTACGCTGGTATCTGACCAGTTGCCAGATCGAAATGCTCTTACATTAGCCATGATTAAAGTCCTTTCTCTGCGATGAATGTTTGAAGCGCCGAGTGAATTACGTTCACCGCAGCAAGGGTTGCAGCATCAGCTTGGTCGAGTTTGCCAATGCGGATGTTGATTGAGTTGTCTGGAGCGGTTTCAACCATGTCGCCTTCAATTCGGGTTGGAACCAGATTGCAGACGACAGAGGCGTCTGGTTGTCCATTGGACTCGTAGCTGCCGCTGACGATTAAGTTGAGGCTGTAACGGTCAAACGACTTGCCGTCGATTTCGATAGGGTTGGTAGCTTGCATTTTATGAGTAGGTGAGAGTTTCTTTGTTGGACCACGCGCCGGTGGCGGATTGCTCGGAAAGCACATCGCCTGCGGAGTTGGTGGTGATGCGGTAAATTGTCCAGGCGGGGGAGTCGTCTGGTTCGCCTGTGGCGGGGTAGTCTTCCCAAGCGAGGCGGCCGAGGTAGAGATCATTGCCATCTACCGCGTGAAGTAACTGGTAGTCGGAGGGGTCGCGAGGGCGGGCGATGCGGAAAACTTCGTTGGTGTGGTCTTTGCTGTAGAGGCGGCGGTCGGCGAGGTTGAGGGCGAGGGAGCCCTGGGCCACTTGCGCGGCGGTGGGCACTCGGCCTGGAACCGTGGAGCGGAGGAGCTGGATGACCGTGGCCATTTAGGAAGTTTTAAGTTTTAAGGATTAAGTTTTAAGAAAGGGGCCCCGTGGAGCGATGGCGCGGGGTGAACCGCGCCACCGCTGTGGGGAGGGAGGAGAGCTACTAGAAGCTTCCGCCGTCGATTTCTGCCTCGAGCGCAGAAACGCGGGTCGAGATGGAGTTCTCGGCTGCTGTGGCGCGGGAAATCTCGCTGTTCAGCGAGCTGGTCACTGCGGACACTGCTGCGGCACGATCCGTGATCTCGGTGGCGAGATTTGCGGCGATGACGCCTTCAGCGGCGGTCGCACGCGAGATTTCGCTGGCGAGGTTCGATGTCAGCGTGGAATCAGCACTGGTGCGAGCGGATGTCTCGGTGGCGAGATTTGCGGCAACGGTGTTGATGTTCGACTGGACGGTCGTGATGGCGGCGGCGCGGTCGCTGATCTCTGTCGCCAGATTGGCGGCGATAACGCCTTCGGCTGCCGTGGCGCGGTTCACTTCCGCTGTGAGGGCGGAGGAGGCGCTATTGGCGAGGCTGGTGATGGCACCGTTGAGGTTGCTGTCTGCCGCTTGGAAGGCTGTGACAACCTCGGTGAGGGAGTCGAGCGAACCGGGGGTGACATTGCTCAACACATTGTCGATGCGGGTTCCGAGAGCGGATTCCGCTGCGGTAGCGCGGGCGTTCTCCGAGGAGATTGCCGATGTGCGATTGCTGGTCTCGGTAGCGAGAGCGGCTGCGGTTGCGTAGTGGGCGCCGCCGATTGGCACGACTGCGGAGCCGTCGCCGATGTAGAGGATTCCGTCAACTTTGTTGTAGGCTTGCTCGCCTGAGAGCAGGCTTGCAGGTGCTCCGGCTGCGCCGGTCAAGCGGCGTTTGATGCGAATTGTGCTAGGCATGTTATGGGGTCTTTCTGGTGGGGTTGTTACTGCGGGGGTTAACTCCTAAAACTCACCGCCGTCCGAATCGGAGACGATGGGTGTGTAGGAAAGGGATTCTACATCCCAGCGGTGCGGGATGTTGGTGTCGGCCGGAAAGTAGATACGGGCTACGACGCCAGGATTTGGGAAGTCGGCGACAGAATTAAAGCGCTGCACATCGTCAAAATCATCGGGGATCATTGCGCTGGAAATCTGGCCCGAGGAGTCGAGCTGCGGGATGGCGATATTCTGCGCTGCGCCAGAAAAGGGATTGAAAAAGACTTGCGACATTTACGCGTAGGGAGGGAATTTAATTTCGACGCTGCGGATCTCCGCGTTGTCGGCCGTGGGGGGATTGGCTCCGAAATAGGTATTCACGATTCGGGCTACCGAGGTGCCGTTGAAAGTGAAATCGACATAGCTTGTGTTGTTCGTCGCGGGTGCGGCGAAACGAACATTTTCGTATTTAGTATAAGCGGGAGTCGGAAAACCTGTGCTCACCCGCAGAGCCCCATCCGGTGTGGCTTGGACGGGCTGGACAATGCCAGCAGTGTTGCGAGCGGCGATCTGAATTGTGGGGTTACTCATGTCGTTATTTTTATTATGGGAGAGGGTGTCAAGGGGGTGGTTATTGGAAGCTGGCGCTGTAGCGGCGGACCTCGCCTTTGCGGAGCCACGCGTCGTCCATGCGTTGCTGCAAGACGCC